CGAGCTCTGTAAGTTATTACTAGAGTACCGTTCTTTGGAGAAGGTTCGCGGAACCTACATCGACGGCATGTTGAAGCGGATCAGTGCGGATGGACGGATCCACTCTACGATCAACCAGCATGTCACCGCTACTGGACGTCTATCCAGCTCGAACCCGAACCTGCAGAACATTCCTCGCCCTGGCGACGATGTTTGGCAGCTACGTGGCGCGTTCATGCCTGGTGATGGGTACACTCTGGTCGCGATCGACTATCGGCAGCTGGAGATGCGGATCTTGGCGCACATGTCTGGCGACGAGAACATGCGTGATGTGATTCGAAGAGGTTGGGACATTCACGCCGGTACCGCCGCGCTGATGTACGAGGTGCCATACGAGGAGATCCAAGAAGCGAAGTTCTTGAAGGGCTGGCTCAACTCCGATCATGTACCGTCTGACAAATGGCCGTCGTGGATCTCAGAGTTTTGCAGCCATAGGCAGGACGCGAAGTCGATCGGCTTCGGTATCAACTACGGTGAGGGCGACAGAGCTCTAGCTGAGAAGTTGGGTATCTCGATACAAGAAGCGAAAGCCCGCAAGGAGAAGTACTTCGAGCCCTACCCGCGAGTTCGAGAGTTCATCGAGGCGACGCACCAAGAGTGCCGTGAGACGTTAGAGGTACACACCCTGCTAGGCAGGAAGCGAAGGCTTTTCGACGCGGACCTGGACTGGAAGCCCGGATTCTACAGCAACAGATATCGCAAATGGGTACCTGAGCGACCGGGCAAGGGTGCTGCGCGAGCTTTACGACAGGACGTGAACTCCATCATTCAGGGCAGCGCAGCAGACGCAGCGCGTCTAGCGCAGATACTCTGCGAGCCATCGGTGGCCAACGAGATCGGCTTGTACGATGAGCACATCGAACAGATCGACCAACTCGGAATCAAACAACTGCTGCAGGTCCACGACGAGATCATCTTCGAGGTACCGACAGAGCATCTGCACGAGGGCATCGACTGCCTGTCTCGATCTATGGAGAGACCGTTCCGTTTCATCCCGGAAATGACCGGGATGGACTTTCGCGAGCTGTCGATTCCGCTGGACGTGGATGCTGGCTACGGCGAGTCTTGGGCGGAGGCGCACTGATGAAACAACCGAAGAAAGGCGACAGGGTCAGGGTAGTCGTCAAGAACGCAACACTGAAGAACATGAACGGTGACGTAATCGTCAAGGCCTCCGGAGAAGAGATCGGCAAGCTACAGAACATCCGGCATGTCGACAGAAAAAGCTTGCAGAATTGCTACGAGCTAAACTACGGCGTATCCCCTCTGCGCGCGGTCATACGCGATCTGATTTATCTCGACCTGCTGGAGAAAGCGAACGCGCAGATCTTCATGGACCGAAACTACCAATACATGACAGAGACCGAAAGGAGCAACTTCATGGAAAAGTACGGCGTACAGATCGACCCGAAGAAGGTTGACGAGCAGAAGAAGGATGGCGAGAAAACGGCCGGCGCGGACGATCCCAAGGTCAACGTGCCCAAGCACCCCGACAAGGGGACCGAGCCGTTCGAGAAGCGTGAGGAAGACTAGATGGCGGCTAAGAAGAAGGCCAAGAAGAAGGCCAAGAAGAAAACGACACGGAAGAAGACCTTCACAAAGCCTTCTCCGCAAAGCGTGATCCGCGAGATCAACATGCGGTTCGGCGATGTCGGTCCGATCGTACGTCCAGCGAACGAAGCCTACGACGCGTCAGATCTACGTAGGCCTTCTGGGATCCTAAGCCTGGACTTGGCGACTGGAGGCGGGTTGGTGGCAGGAAAGGTGCATCAGTTTGACGGCCCGGAAGGGATCGGCAAGAACTACCTGCTGTACCGCTACTTCGGTGAGGTGCAGCGTCGCTACGGTGACGCATCGTGTTTGGCGATGGTGTGTTTCGAATCCTTCGTCGACAAGTACTTCGCTCAGATGTGCGGCTGTCGAATCGCGATGTCGGAGTACGACTTGGATGCCACAGAGCGTGCGAGAGAGAAGCAAGGGCTCCCACCGCTCACGGACGAAGAGATCGATCAAGCGATGAGCTGCCCACAGGTCGGAGAGTTCCACATCTTCGAGGGACCGTCTGAGAACGTGTTGGATGGTGTGCTCAATGCCATCTCCGCAAACATCTATCAGATCATCGGCATCGACTCTTGGGATTCGATGCTGACGGCAGCAGAGGAAAAGGCGCAGCTAGATGAGGTGCCGCAAGTAGCCTCACCGGCCACCATCCAAACTCGTTGGGCCAAAAAGGTGCAAGACAGCTTCCACCCGGTCTACCGTTGCCCGGAATGCGGATACAGTCCGCTCAAGAAGAAGGTGATCAACTACGCGAAGCAGAACTTCCAAATGGAGTGTCCCAATAGCGGATGCGGTTGGAAGGGACAGCCAGAGGAGGCGATGGTCGAGGTCAACGAGACATCCGTCTACTGCATCAGGCAGATACGAGCCAAGCTGGCGATGGGTGGGAAGGTGTATGGGCGCTCCTACAAATCCGACGGTGCCCACGCTATTCGGCACCTCAATCAGATCCGTGTGAGCATGCATCGCGGAGAGTACAAGAAGGCCGGAAAGGTCAAGATCGGAAAGGAGGTCAATTGGGAGATCAGCAAGGCGAAGAGTGGGGCTCGCGAAGGTGCCACAGGCTCATACGTTCTCTACTTCGATCCGCTCGAAGTGGACGTAGCCACGGATACGTACGTGCAGTGCAAGAAGCTGGGAGTGATCCAACAGCTACCGGGTGGGATCTTCGAGATTCCAGAAATCGAGGATGAAGACGGTGATGGTCCCTTCCGCATCCGCGGAGAGGAGAAGCTGATAAATCTAATCGAAAGAGATTCAGACTTTCACGATCTACTGAGAGATCTAGCCTACACCAAGGCTGATTTCGGATACGTAAGGACCACATGAACCAACAGATGCAAATCAAACAGCTGGGTTATGGGAAGCGTTGCCACGCCTGCAAGAACGTGAGCTACATCACCGCTTTCCAACTTTGGAACGGGGATAACCTGCTGAAGAACATCCAGCTGTGCCCGGACTGTATGAAGGAGGACGTATCAGCGAACGTACCTGAGATCAAAGAAGAGAACCCAATCGAGAAACGAGAGGCCAGAAGAAGGATCAAGAAATCGAGAGCGCTGGAGCAACGTCTAGCCAAACGTATGGGCGGTAGAGCTCAACCTGGATCTGGCAACTCCCAGTCTCGTGGTTTCAAGGGTGACATACGCAAGATCGGAAGCTGGCGTGTAGAGCACAAGTTCACCGAGGCGGTGAACTCCTGGACGTTGAAGCTGACAGACCTGGCCAAGATCTACAGCATCGCAGCCGATGCGAATGAGTATCCTGCGCTGGTGATCGAGTACACGAAAGCGCGAGAGGCATTCGCAATCATACCACTAACCCTTTTCCTGGAGATGGCTGATGAAGCTGACCACGATCGAGGACCTGCAGAACGCAGACGCAGAAACAGTTAGGGACGCACTCACCCATGTACAATTCATCCCCAAGATCGAGGCGCACCTAGAAGACCTAAACCTCGAGCCGCATTCGAAACGGCTCGGGGTCTTCAGCGCCTCAGATCTCGGGAACAAAGACGGACAGTCCTTGTGCAAGCGCTACCCCATCGGGTGCGCGCGTAAGCTTTACTATCGATACGTCGGTGTGACGCCGCAGGACCGGGTTCCTCCTCGCCTCAGACGTATCTTCGATACAGGATCACATGTACACTTGCAGCTACAGGGCTACCTCCACAAAGCGGCGGAAGAGTCCGAAGTAGAGATCTTCGCTGACGAGATCGAGTTCAACGAGAACAACTCTGAGATGGCAGATCGATACGACATCGAGTCGACCACTGACGGAGTTTGGAGGATCGATTCCCCCGACCTGGGGCTGAAATACGGACTGGAGATCAAATCCATGAAGTCCGAGCTGTTTGCGCAGCTCAGTCGCGCCGACGCGAGTCACGTCGTGCAGAGCCATGTCTACATGGCCTGTCTCGATCTACCGTTCATGGTGGTGCTCTACTACAGCAAGAACGACAGCAACATGGCGGAGTTCGTCGTGCAGTACGATCAGAAGGTGTGGGACGCCATCACGAAGAAGATCGACTATGTGCGAGAGCACGCACTAGAGGAAACTGAGCCGAAACGCGAAGCGGGGTTCCATTGCCGTACGTGCCGCTACGCGTTCATATGTAAGCCGCCGAAGACCAGCAGCACGAAAATGCGCCGAGCTAAACGAAAATTCGGGAAAGGAGGACGCT